CAGCAATAATGATCAAGTCGGGGCCATCAGGGCCCCTTAGAGAATCAAAAAAGGAACCGCATTAGGCGGGCTGACGTTGATGTGCGTCATAATCAAGTGCAAAAATTTAAACCGGCGCTTTATGACTGATTGTCAAAGGTGCGTAGCAACCTAAAAATGTGAGTCTTTCTCACTGTTTGTGTAATCTTAAAAGCGGTAATAAAATCGTAATCCAAAATCAAAGTTGTGATGCAAAGCATCGAATCCTATACCCGAAGGTATTAGCAAATGTGAGTCTTTCTCACTGTGTGTGTAATCAAAGCGTGGTATTGTAATGTCAAAATCCAAAGTCATGATTGCGATGTGTGGGCCGTGCTGGAGGGTGACACGGTAAGAATTGTAAAACAAAAAAATGTCCATAACTCCCACTGAAGAACTCAACGTTCAAACATCAGATTTGTGAGTCTTTCTCACTGTAAGTGTAGTCTTATGAAGTGTTCATGAAGCGCCAGCGTGCAACATCAGTTTTAAGCTGGGGTGCTCCAATCATGAATCCGTATTCCCAATCATCCGCCACAAATGGGCAGAGGACTGCAGAGCTGTCCGAAGGTCCGTTTCGTTGCATAACCGTTATGTCCAAAGCAGGTCCAGAAAAAGAAAAGGGTCTACATCCCCCTTTCGCAATAGGTATACCGTATTGTTGTGAATAAAATGGTACGATAGCCTCAGGTATGAAATTAGAACAATTTGGTACAAAATGCGATCCAACGCCAATGGGTGCGAAACCACTAGCTTGAATGATAGTAGATGAAGTTCCATTAAAAACGCGTCTATTTTGAAATAAAAAGGAAAAATTTCCAGGTGCTATCATTCGCACCCCAAAACCCCCGCGAGCATACTTGTAAATAAGGTTAAACCAATCAATAAAAGTGTAAGATCCATTAGGTGCGTTTGATGTAGGCACAAAAGTGTAAAATTCATCCAATTTGAGATTGTAATCAAGGTAAGCAGAACATCGTTGCAATAGATGTTTTAAATGCGTGACATGTTCTCCGTGACATAAATTATTGTCAACGTAGAGTGTGGCTGGTATGAAAGGTTCGTATGTATCATTGCGCATGGCGTCCAGCGATGAAGCTGTCGAAACGCCAGATTGTTCCATGAGAGCTTGTGTTTCTTGTACATAAAGACGGTAATCAGTTGGCATTGCAAATTGAAAATCAGGACCAGCAGAAACCCAGACATTCACCTCGATAGGTGGAATAGGTTCCTGATAGTAAGTAAGAGTATTGACTATTGTAACTACTATACGTCCATTAGTTGAAGCTAAAAGGGCTATATCGTTCCCTATTGGAACGGTTAGCCAAGGCAAAGATGAGAGGTAAGGTACATTAAATTTAAGTTCAGTACTAGTATTAGAATCAACAATGCAATTAATGAGATTAGTGGATTCATTTTCATCATGCGTCAGAGAGGCACCAGCGGGGTACCAAGCAACTCTAACTCGAACAGAATGAAAAGAGGAACAAACAAATTGAAGACGGTAATTAAGACTTCCGCGCCAGTACTCGAAGGCAGCTGAAGTAAAAGAAAGTAAAGTATGGTCAGACATCATGGTATTAGGATTAAAAATATGTTCTATTGGTGTTACATTAACAGAAAAGACTTCTTGATTAGGAATGTGAGTCGAATCAATGAAAAATGAGCCTATAAAACCAGCCGTTGAAATAATTCTTGAGATTTGCATGTCGTCAGATGATGAGCCGATGTATTCTTGAGATGGTGATACCTTGTTGTCAGGAAAGGTTCCTAAAGTTTGCGCTGTTTCAATGCCAGATCCGTGAGCCAAAACTGGAAAACGATGTTGAATAAAAACATTAGATTTTTGATCTATAGGTTTTGAGTAGCCAAAAGATTTGGCTAACCCGCCCAGAGCAGATGCTCCAGTAGCTATAGCTGTAGCGATGGGGCCTATTACCGGAATTGAAGACCAAGGGGAAGCAAAAGATGCAACCTTCTCGGCAATTCCGGAAACAACCCCCTCCCTACTCTTCTGTTGTTGTTCTTGATCATTACCAGATTGTTCCATTAACTGATTTCCTAACATAAATTTGGTGAAAGACATGGTACCTATTGAGACATTCTTAACTACAGGTGAGATTGGTGGTACTACGATGAGAGGTTGAGCATTATAACCTGTTAGAGTTATATCAGTGAAAGATGCAAAAAGAGAACAATTAACTGATGTGTCCGCATCTGAGTGTAGTTGGTTCATAACCCACAAGGTTACTGTACCCATTTCACTTAAAGCGGCATATTGAGGTGATTGCAAAGAAATGAGATCTATGTATTCCAAAGGTATGGCAAAAGGAACAATGAATTCGCTCACAGTCGCGTCAGTAGCACTAACTTGAATATGAGGTAAAGAACAATGATGTACAAATCCAGATGTGAGAAGTGGAACAAAAGCTCCATTACGATAGTTCGGTGAAAAAGAAAGTAAAAGTCGTCCATAATGCATTCGAGTCGCATTAATACGCAAAGCCAATTTGATAGATCCACGAAAATATTGAAAATTGTTAAGTTTGGCAGCAACTGATGGTATTTTAAAAAGTTCAGATGGAAAAGACCATGAATTAAGAACAGAGTATGATGGTGTCGATGGTGTCCAAGTAAAATGTTGTATGATATGTGGTCGTGAAAGAAAATCATGTAATGTTGTTTCCCCATAGGGGTTCATGCGTTGTGTTGAAACGAGAGTCGAAGTGTCAGTGTCAAGTCCTTGTTGGTCAGCAAAATTTGTTATCTGTGTTGTTGTGTTTGTTATTTCGGGTTGAAATCCGTTTGATGCGTCAATTTTTGTGTCAATGTTCGTAAGCAATGATGCAGATATTATAGCTGCTTAGACTATAATAAGAAAAGATGACAGAGTCTGGATTGGTAGGGCACTCGATACTAAATAGTACCTCCCTATGTGTGCAATTTCGGTCGCACTATCTGTGTAAGCAGTAACTCAGTTCTCGTCAGGAACCAAGCCAAGATCACTACACATTGATGAGCCAATTGGATCGATACCATCCCCCATAAGTCTACTATAAGTTCCCTTATAGCTTATTTCTGGTGGTGATACGTTAAGTCCAATCAATTCATCCGATATTATCCTATCTAGCCAGTTAAACCACGGTTTCCCATGGTGCACAGCTTCTAGAAGAGCTGATGCGCAAGTTGAAATCAAAATGTTGTCTTCTTGGTTACCCTTGCGAGTCCACATAATGGATTCACAAATGACGGTCTTGTCCAGTGGTGCTAAAACGTGAAAATCATCCAATACGTCAAAATTTCGTTTGAGGTATGTTAAATCATCCAAAGGTACATAAGGCATGGTAAAAGTTTTGGAACTCTTATCTGCCGAAGTGTACCCAACTCCAATAGTGCGGTAAAAATCAGAAAGTGTAATCATATTAAACCATGGTATTAAATCACTCACAGCACAAATGTGGTCATCCCCATACGCTGTGAATTGTATGAGGCGAGAAAAGTAAATCATGTTAAGTCGTGGTTGGTGAATTTCTTTGAGACAAATAAATGCATATTTAAAAAGTAATTGATTTGCGATGCTATTAAAGACAGCAGTTCCAGATATACCAGAAGGCATACCACCATTTGTAGAATAAACATTTCCAAGTGCAATACGAATAGCACCAAAAGCATTAGCAAACAAAGCGGTTCTAATTTTTGCATTTCGAGATCCTTCCTTGTCCCCATAAAATCGATTAGCGATCTTACAGACACCCATAAAAAGTTCATATGGCACCCATTTGTCCCACTTTTCGTAATCACCCGCTATGTAGTTATCACCAACTTGTGATAAACGCCTTAGCAGGGCTCCCCATTCTGGCGAATGTGGATTGATTCCTACAGCAGAACCACACGTCGTTGAGTTGGTCATACAATGCGCTTGAAAATGCGCTGTGTACTTTCGCATCAACATGTTAAAATGCATCGGCGCGATACTGAAAATTCGAGAATTTCCAGCGTCCGCCTTTTCAATCGGTTTTCGTTCATCCTTAATACAATCGAAGAAGAGAAAAGCTTTCTCGTCCCCGCTTGCATAAGAATTTTCAAGGTCGTTCATTTCGGTGATCATTTGTTCGTTAGCCATGTAGTTACCAGGTTCACCAGTAACAAAATCCAATTTTCCAGGTAGTTTCGCAGTTAGTTTGAAAGGCCATCCAGGAGAGCTCTTGACATTCATTGGTAAAATCCATTTATCTCCCTTAACTCCATTCAAAATTTCGTGGTCCGTTAGCAAAGTTGATTCGTGCTTGTTAGAACTGTCCATAGATAGTAAGTCGTTGCCGACACTACTAACTACTTCATCCAGTATAACGTAGTCCAGTGATACATTTTTCCGAGCCATTTTAATAACACCGTTTCGGAAAGGGTCGATGTCATTTGTCATTCGTAGCATTGCAGGTTTGGTAATTGGTTCAAAAAGTCCGTGTAATCGAGATGGTGCAATTGAAGTTTTTTGAGCTAAAATTGGTATAAGATGATTGGGTAAATTTCCAATTATATTGATATTGTCATCCATGCACAAAGGTAAATTATTACCAGGCACTTCGTTAGGATCATTTAAAATCAATCCTTTTTGTTCCGTGATTCCGTAAGTCGTTCGTAATTCGTTAATCAATCGTTCAATAGCTTCTGAGGTTATGCGTGTCGAGACACCTTGTCCAAAGCTTCCGGCTATGTGCATGCCAATTATTCGTAAAACACCAGTAGAGTCAATTTGAGTGAGAAGTGCACCACAATCACCAGCCATGGTATTCGCAGTGTATGATAATCCATTTCGAACATTTTCGCGCAGACCTTGATTGGCATGTTCTGACCAATTCAAAGTTGTTGTTTCCTTGAGGTTCATGATTGAGTGACGGTCTAAAATACGACCATCACCAGTGTACAATTTAGGATTAATTAAAGCGGCAGTAGCAGAAATTCGGTCTTTGGAACTATTCAAATATTTCTTTAGAGCAATTTTGGCAGGTATGCGAGCGTTGCTGATGGATATTAAACGTATATCCTTTGTCTTATCAACAACAAAATCAGAAAAATCAGTATGAGGAAATGTATGGACATAATTTGGTCCACTCATTTTGAAAGAAGCTTCAGGATCTAAATTAGTGAAAAAATGATTTGGAACACAAAGAATACGTGATCCAACGAAGAAACCATTGATATTGGTCCCGTCGCAATCCAGTCGAACTTGAGAATTAGAAAATTTGTAAATCAGAGCATCAGCTCCAGGCATGGCATTGCCCTCTTCAAAAATACCAGAGGCAGAGATTCGAGGTGTGGCTTTTGAGCATGGAGGACAAAAATGGATCGGATAAGTTGAACTTTGTAAAACAGTTTTGATCAAATGTGTGTGTGTGTATGTCTGATTGCAATTTTGGCAAATATGAAAGTGGTGTTTATCCACATGCGTTCCAAATTCATTGAGATGTGCGTGTTGGTCATTATCTGTCGAACCTACAACTGTATTGTTCTTGTTCATTCCAGCTAAACTCATACTTCCTTCAGCAATTATGTTTCTTTCGCGTTTAATACGATTAGCGCGAGCATCAGAAGAGTACGAAGTAGCAGAACCTTCAATTTGAATACGGTTGCGACCTAGTGGTGTAGTTTTGTGTTGTGTTGGTTCACTTGATTCAATGTCAATCATTTTCCGATTCAGAGGCTTGTGCGTGATTCGGTTTGGTTCAGAAGATTCAATATTAATATTGTTTCTTTTCAATGGTCCATTTCGAGGTTGTGTCGGTTCAGATGATTCGCTATCCACACTTGGTCGAAACCAATTATAGACGCTAACAATAGTGTCAAAAACAAATTTAAAAAGAAATTTAAGTGCAAATAAAACTCCAAGTAAAGATCCTATCACGAGTATAACAAAAATGCATTTCATTTTGCGAATACTGTCAATATAACTGACAGCTCCACGTATAAATTGCTTAGTTGCATCCATAGAAGGAATTTTATTTTGCACAATATATTTCAAACGTGAAATCCGATTGGGTAAAGCGCGAATTGGTGAGACTAAAAACATCCAAAGTACCATGAAGAACATGCGTGTGCGTCCATGTGTGGTACAAGCCAAATAAAGTAAGATCTTGACAGGCAAATAATTTAAAATGCTAGGTATTTTGTTAATCATGCGAGAGAAAAAAGATGGTTCAGATCGTTGTTCTTGTTCAAATTCTTGGTATGGTATGTGTGTGTTCATGTAAGCAGGCATTTCATCAAATTGTAGTTCACGTGGTAAATCAAATTGTATGTCATCGGTGAAATTTCCGGTCAAATCATTGCGAAAAGGGTTAGTTTCCGCTTGTAAATCTTGAATAAATTGGTCATTATTACCAACCTCTTCAACTAAATCCATGTTGATGCGTTGTTCAGGTATAACAGGTGGTTGCACACCTGCATCAACCCGAATAGCTGTAATGATGTCGTCGTCCAAGTTGCCAGTGTCAGGTAAGATATTCCGTTCTTGTGTTATGATGTGAGTATTCCAGCGTCGCGTCAATTCAGTTAACAAACCGAGCCATTCATAAACAACTCCACCTAAAGTGAAAGTGTATGCTTCTGAGTGAAACGGTCGTGTCGCCATTGCTGAATTAAAAACCATTACGTTATCACGGTTTAAAACAGCCCAATTTTGTTTGAGATCCACGGTTATGTGATTAGCAAATCTGCGAATAACAGCCCCAGGTGAAGTTACCAGAGCTCTTAAAGCTTGTTCGGTCGGGAAGAAGTTCATATCAGATAGAACAACCTCAGAATCAAAAAACATTCGTCCTTTCATTGTTGCCTCAGCCATGTTGAGTGGCATCGGTGCCGTTTGTGACATAGAAATGAATTCCTGTGCCACAGCCTTTCGGATGGTTAAGTCGGTCGTTTGGAAAAGATCATTGTAATAAACAACAGGTTGATTACGATATCCCTCCCAAAATGGTGAATCTTGTGGTCTACTAAAAACATCAGTTGCAGGATCAAAAGGTCGTTTGAAAATCGAGTAAAGTGCTTTGATGAGATGATTTCCCATGTGAGTTTTGCCTATACCAGGGCTTCCAACTAAAGATAAATTAAATGGTGCTTTTCTGATTTTGCAAGTGCAAACAACAGCAGCTGCAATGTCGTAAAATTTTAAGAAACGTCGGTATTTGTCCATGAAAATAGTCCAGAATGGTTGTGCAGAGTGAGTTCGGTCCAAAGTTGTTATCCATTGTGATGAGGTGAGTTTGAGTTGAATCAATTTTTGTGCTACAGCAGGTTCGCGATTAATTCGGTCGGTTATGTATTTGTCGTCTTTCATGCTATCCAGTTCATCAAATTGTTGCATCCAGCGAGATACTTCAGGTAAAACGGCAGCTAATTCAGCTGCTTTTTCTTTCTCAGATTGCATTTGAGATCGAATCCAGTAAAACGCTTTAGTGACAATTGTCAGAGCTAGAGAGCCAATGTTCTTAGAGGATGTTAAAAATTTCGAGATTCCAGTGATGCGATTCAATCGCAATTTGTCGGCCATATTTACGTCAAAGGTGTCACCAGCGAAAAGAGAATATGCTAAACAAGCAAAACTCTTGACAAGGTTTTCACTTTTGGGCTCACGGCCCGACTGTTCGGTTAATTGAGAGAGAAGTACTCTGTTAAGACTGTGTATAGAGTACGTCCATATTTAATAACGGTCGGGTATACCTGATCCAAGTGTGGTGGCAAATCGAAGTATCGCTATCGCTAGCGGTACCCTGGTGAAAAAATCATAGAGAAACCAAACTAAGCGGACAAAAATACCGCTTTGTTTAGAATCAATTCCAATTCGAGCAAATGCACTATTCATAGTGTCCAAAACTTTCTCAAAAGTTGAGCTAGAAATATCCAATTTGACATCGTGCGTAACGTTAGCCTTGATCTGTTCCTTCAAGCAAAATATGTGATCAGCATATCTTACCGCATTATGACGATTGATGTTTTGATACAAAATTAGAGCTTTGTGAAAATTACTCATGACTGTAGATTTGTGACAATCACGAATATGCAAATTTGTGAGACGAATTATTTGAGATGATAAATGAGAAATTTCAGATTTGTGTTTGCTAAGAAGAAAAACGAAAAAATTATGAATGTCATCACTTTTGTGTGTGGTAATGAGAAAATTTAGATGTTTACGCAAAAAATTACTTTGAGTATATGATTGTTCGAGCAGACCGATGTCCACTTCGTCATACCCAAAATTGGTTGAAGCAAAATTAAAATGCATGTCAATGAAAAATTTGGCAATGGCCATAGTATCCTTAAATTGATCAGGATCTTGATTGTGTATGTCACATTGTAAATGAAGCATTTGGCGGAAATTAGTTACGCGCTTGAGGATAAGTTCAATAACATTACGGAAACTAAAAACAGAATAATCAAAAAGACATACAGTAAGCCAATGTAACCACTTATTAAGGTTACATTTAAAGCAAATAGAATTGTGTTCGTGAGAATAAAATGAATGCATTGATGGTATGATACCATCTAAGGAATCGGTAGTGAATGAGTCCCCGAAGGAACATGGGCCACTACGACGATTAAGGGAAATACTGCAATCTTCATATTGACATTGATGTAATATAAGATTACCAATATTTGGGTGTTTGCTAAGCTTTGAAATCTGAGCTAAGCAATCACGTAAACGCAGGAAGTCGGGATTATGGTAACGATCACCATGTGTCCGTTCGACAAAAAATTTAGACTGAATAAAATTAATGCGTTCATTAATTAAATCAGTAGCACGAAATTGTTGTCCCAAAAAAGGGATTTCAAGAGGTGCACAATTAGAGCAAGGTGTTTTTAAATAAAGAGCATCGGGCTCAACATTTAAGGAAGGTAATTCATAACAAAAAGAATTTGTTGGTAAAGTTTGAACAGAGTGGGACATCATTGCCTCGAGAGAGGGAGAGGATGTGGGTCCACTTGTTGAATCGCAGTTTGGTGAGTGAGACATAATTAAATTTAACGATGTAAATTTGGAAAAATGTTCAACTCGTCGCTTTAAAAGAAAATTTGTTAGCACGAACTCCTCGGCTAGGGTGCGTATGGAATACGCGTGGCTATGAAGGTTTTGTTTGTATATGTATACTTGTG